CAGTCAATTCTGGATTAGCAGCTTTGAAATCTTGTAGCTGCAAACGACGAGCTTGCTGTTGTAGTTCCTCCTGTGCAGGCTGCAACATTTCTTTCATCATTAAAGCAGCTTGACGCTTAATCTCAGCTTGCATTCCAGCTTCGTCAAACAAATCGTATTTAGTTTCAGTATCTATGTTAGCAACTTTCTGAGCAAGTGAGCCATTCACTAAATTCTGTCTCTGCTGTTCAAGTGCTGCCTGAGCACGGGATAGCTCTCTACGAGCATCAGCAATCTCCTGGGACTTGCGCGTGTAGTCTGCACGAAGATTTGCAAGATGCTTTCTTACGTCTTCTGGGACGTGAGGTAACCAATGATTAATAGGCTTCATGCCTTTATGGTTAGTCTCTGAACCGAATAGAGGATCGTCCTCTTCGGTAATGTTCATTAAATCATCAATTGTGTATTTTTCTATGACCTCTTCAATCTGAGCATTTACTTCGTCTTGAGGTGCTGCGTTAGCAGTCTCGTTTGCCTCAACGGAAGTATTGGTTGAACCAGTTTCCATCGTTAATCTCCTTTATAGTTTAGTATGCTCTTAAAGAACCAATAAGCTCTAAAATATATTTTATGAATTTCATTTTCCTCTTTTCTTTGCTTGTGATGCTTTTACTGCTCTCAATCTTTTAACAGCAGCTTTCTTTGTTGGTGAAGTTCCTTTGACGTTTTTAATCTTATAGCCTTTTTTTGTTTTAGTTATCGGCATCACATTCTTTCCATGAACATAGCGTCCATGTCTTCTTCGCCCATCATCTCGGGCTCTTCTTCAGTCTCCATGTCCATTTCTTCTTCAGCTTCATAAGGCTCTGATAGGAACTTCTTAAAATCTTTATCCTTAGATAACATGTCTAACTTGCCGGCGAGCGTCATAAGACCTGAATCATCAATAACAGTTGAAAGGTCAAAAGCCATTTCCTCACGTAGTACGTCGTTAGCAATAGCGTCGTCAATAGCGCCAGAGAACATAGCTAGAATACGAACAAAGTCTGTAGGTAGAACATCTGTATCCTCGACCATAGGATAATCAGGGCTCTGCTCAAAGAGCGGTAGTAGCTTGTTTGTAGCTTTAACTAGCGGATCTAATCCACGAGACGTAAAATTACCACGAGGAGCCATTTCTTCGTACATAGCTTCATCAGCTTCTTCGGCTGCTCCAAGGTCTTCAGCTAGCGGAGCGCCCGCTGGACGTGCTCCGATACCAATCATAATTTCTTCCATCTTTAATCTCCTTTATTAATAATCAATGGATTCATCGTAGAGCGCATCGAGCGTTCCATCAAGGCAGTCTTTTGCTGGAAATGCTGTTTCAACTGCTTTATTAGCATCACCAGTTTCTTCTAATGTTTTTTGATAAATAGCTGAGCGTCTATCTTGCTCTTTTCTTTTCTCGATAATCTTAGACTGTGCGTTTTCAAACCAACCATCGCCAAGATCTTTTTCGTTAACAAAGCCGTTTGCATTCATTATACGCTCTTCTTCTCGCTTGTTTGCGACTTGGCGACCAAGAGCGTGAGAATACATGTTTGAAGATAAACCTTCGGTCCAGCCTGCATTCCAAAGTGTAGGTGTCTTTGCAGGCATAGAAACTAATTTGCGCATAGCTAATGAACAAGGCTCACAAACAACTTCTACATTCTTTGAGCGTTCGTAAGACATAAGGTGCTCGGCAGTATAGCCACAAGCATCACAGTGAAATTGATAGATTGGCATTATTTAGTTTTCCTTTTTGGTTTAAACGGACCTTTCTTTTCTTTCATCTGCTTATAAGTCTTCTTAGAAATCGTACTTTTCTTTTTTGATCTTGAAGTACCAGCTTTCTTTCTTCTGTTTATGTTTTCATACAAAGACATTATGATCCTCCTAACATCATAGCAAGTTGCTCTGCGTCTGTTAAATTAGCTTCTGGACCGCCCTCGATGTTCGCAACGTCAGCAGCAGAAGGCGAAGGTGTAGGACCAGCAGGAATCGGCTCCATGACTTCAAGGAAGTCTTTCGGAAGCTCATACATTCTGATGATCTCTTCTTTGATCTTTTCATTTGGAACACCTAAAGCTTGAAGTGTCGGTAGGAGGGAAAGAAGGTTTTGCTTTTTGATTGCGTCTGATAGTGGCGTAGAGCCTTGGTCTAGCGCGTTGATGCGGAACTTGCCATCTAAGTCTTCTGGTGTAATCACACGTCCCTCGCCTTCAACTTCCAACACAGCGCTCTCTCCGTCCTCCGCTAATAGGTCTAGAAGGCGTAGATAAATTCTAACAATAGATTCTAGCGCTGAATCTTTTTCGCGGGCAAGCTTGCCAATCTCGGAAGCCGAATACTGAGCGAGAGCAGTAATCTCAGTAGCAGTAGCTTTAGAAGCTTCGCCTCTTGTGAAGGGAGCCAAGATTGATCCTCTGTTAATATCCTGCTCGATGTAGTTTGTATAACGATCAAAGTTAGACGAAATAGGCTCAACGCCTACAGATTTAATAAGACCTTCTAAGCTTTCGTTATCAACACCAATCATAGCACCGTCAATACCAGCAGTAATCTTTGCTAACTGCTCTTCATCAAACGCACCTTCTTTATAAAGATACTGACGGCTATCTCTACGAACTGCATTTGCCCAATAAGTACGAAGAATGTTTTTCTCGTAGAACTGATCGTAAACACGAGCAACCGCTGAAAGCCCTTCCATCGGCTTTGACGGACAACGAGCGTAATACAAGCAAGCAATGTTTGGTAGCGGATTGTCGTTATAAGTTCTGATTGGAATTTGTTCTCTCATTAATAGCTTTGAACCTTCAGAATACGAAGGGGACCAATAATAAACTTCGTCGTGTAGTAGATCGTAAAGTTCTACAATCTCAACGTAAAGATAATCATCTGGTAAGTTTTTTAGTGAGGAAGCAGGATCGTTTATAGCTCCGTAGTAATCGTCAAAGTAATCTTTCTTTGGAACGGCTGTGTATTTTTTTGGACCGAATGTTTCTTTTGCGTCAACAAGCGTCATGTAATACGTGTGACCAACAAATCGTGAGGTTGAGAAATCAGAAGCATCACGGTCAACAATAACTTCCCAACAAGGTAACGCTTCAATTCGCACTTTATCAAGCATTTCGTTAGAAGGTTCTGGTATCAATTTTAAAGCTGAAAAATCGTAGATTAGAGCCAATCGGCTTGCGTTCTCTAAAGGCTCACGTTGGTTGTACAAGAAGCGGTTGGCAGCAGCTTGAGCTAACTGAGCATCACCACCTGTAGCGGCTATGTCTGGACCAATAACAACTGCCGGTGTCTTTGCGAAGAGGGAGGCGATAAAGCCTTCAACGTAACTAAAGCAGTCGGCAGTTTCGACGCGAATCATTGTTGGATTGTATTCTTCTGATTCCCAAAAGCGCGTCTCATAGCTGTCCTTGTAACGTTTAAGCTCTCCGCTTTTCTGCTCCCAATAGCTTTTGTGCTCTGTATAAACTTGTCTAACGAAGTTTAGAATGTCTTCTTGTGTGCGAGCCATGTGTAGTCTCCTGATAATAAATAAAAAGTCAAGTTAGTGGTGATTACTAGTATCTTCTCTTGTTTGCAACAGCAACACCACCTTGGTTAATAATCCGACGTGCGTTCTTCTTTCCGATCCATGCTGGGAGGTAGGGCACGTTTTTAACATTTATAGATTCCAAACACATGTAAGCAAGAGCGATTGCAACCGCGCAATCGCCATGTGCTCCACCGATTCGAGGTAATACAATATCGCCGTTTTCTGAAACAGTAATGGCTCGTAGCTCACTATAAACAATGTTGTCAAGATACTGTACATATCCTCTCTGGATCATGTCTTTAAGATGCTCAAACATTTGAGCTTTGGATTTGCGTGTGGTAATCCAATCTTTGTCGTCAGGCGTCTTCCAAATGTTATTGTAGCCTAAGTGTCGCAGTTCATTAATAACGACGTTTCCAAAGTTATTACTTTCGATAAGGACTTTCGCCCCATTATATTCTGTGGCAAGGTCACAAATTCGCTCTGCCAGTACGACGGGCGACACTTCATTTGATCTATAAATACAGACTGGCTGGTAGGTTCGTTTGCTGAGGACATATATAACTGAATAGTCGAGAGATACGCCTGCCGCCACATCAACGCCGATAGCATAAGAATCAGAAGCATCCACATCATTAAAAGAATTGTATTCATAGTCAGC